CTACGTGTCGAACCTACTATTTCTAGCTGGTTCAATCACCTTAAGCTCCCTAAATTCAAAATGGTAAGATGTACCAACTTTACAACCGTACCTATTGCGGTTTTTCTCTAAAGTAACGATGATATCATTCGGAAAATCTTTCATATTTCGTTCAACCATTAAAACGATATCCGCGTCCTGAGCAATATAGCTCGAACCTCGCAAATCGTTTATTCCAGTCTTTCGTGTATGGCTGTCTGGTGCTTTTCGTGTATGACTGATTAGAATGATAGGAATCTGATGTCTAATTGCGTTCTTCTTTAGTTCTTTTGTTATATTTCCCAATTCTTCAGCGACGTTTTGGATTTCTCGCGTAAAGTAATGAAGGTGGTCAATCACGACCAGTTCACAGTTGGCTTCTTCTTTGGCTTTTCGGACCAATCCGTCGATTGAGTGCCAGCTTAATTCATCGTTTTTTTGGAAAAATATGCCAGCCGCACACTTTTCGTATTCTGTTTCACCAAGGATTTTTCTAAATCGCACACCTGCTTCGCCATGTGTCATTTCTAGAGTAACGAATAAAACAGATTTGTTTTGCTTAGCGACATTTGCCGCGATATTCATACTTAGGGCTGTTTTACCGTTACTGGTGGCTCCTCCGATAACAGTTAGCTCTCCTGGTGCTAATCCCATTGTCATACGGTCAAGCACCCAGTTTCCTGTTCTTAATCCGATGATCTTACCCCAGTTTTTCATACGTTCTTCGATTTCTTCGTGATAGTCTGCCATCATCGTGAATTCGAGCTCTGCTGCTGCAGATTTAGCAGTTTTAGCAGACGCTCCAAGCACGTATTCGTAAAGGTCTAGTCGGTCGTTCGACTTCAGTGTGTCGATTTTTGATTTAAGATAGGTTAAATTGTCCACGTAGTATCTCCCTGATTTTTGATTTATGCCAATTTGCTTTGTTTTCGACTGTTTCGAATAGCTCTTCGTATTTGTCGACATTGTGATTGATGTTAGATATGCTCTGTAACGTCATATAAAGGCTTCTGAGCGACTTTACGGCTTCATTGTGGTATTTTATCGTTTCCGCAACAAAACCCTCTGAGGCGTCCTCTAAATCGATTTTTAAGCCATCCATGAACCATCTCCCATTAACTCGTCTAGGTCTGCCATGCCTTCGGGTTGCTTTTTTCGCTTCGATAGCATGTTGTCTATCGTAGAGGCTCTGAGCAGATAGTCGCTTTTTAATTCGTTAATCTTCTTTGAGTGCCAATCGTCTTCAACGAGTATGTCTAGTGCTTTACCGATTTCTTCTAACGAGAACTTCTTCAAGGTTTCTTTATAGCCTCGTGGAAGTATTCTGAAATTACGTTTGGTTTTTTCGTTTAGTAGGTCTAATAGTTTTTTACTAACTTCACTATTAATATTATCTATAGTGTTATCTATAGTGTTATCTATATGAACACGTTGTTTTTCAACGGGATGAACACGTTGTTTTTCAACGGGATGAACACGTTGTTTTTCAACGGGATGACTTTCTGGATCCGCCAAAAAACCTATATTAGACCGACGAACCATCCGACCATATTCACGCGATTGTGTGATATAGCCAAACTCTACCAATCTTCGACAAGACGCTTGAAAAGCAGACGTGCGCATGCCTGTTAATGACATAAGCTCCTCTGACTTTTTCCAGCATCCCTTTTCACCAAAACTTGCTATTTCAGCGTAAAGGATTTTTTCTGTACCCTTAAGCCTCTCGTCTTCTAAGACTTCTCTCGGCAACCAAACGCCTGTAAATTGACGCTTCGGCTCGATTATCTGTTGTTTATCAAAATCATACATTGTCAGCTCTCCATTTTTTAATGGCTTCTGTCAATGGCGTTTTAATCTCAGAAATATGAACAATTTTCCCCATTTTTTTACCCTCTTTTAAGCCAATGAAAAACTAGCACCTTCATTTTTCACAGGTGAAATTTTATTTTTGTGAAAAAAGTGTAAGAATTTGGTGCAAAACCCTTGACAACTTTTTCACGATTTATCGATTTTGAGTAAGAGGTTATTTTTAGACAAAGAAAACCCCAGTCAAAAACGACCGAGGTTATCAATTGGCTATCTGATGTTCTTATATTAGCAAACTCTAGCGTAAAAGTCAATACTCACAAGATTGACTTTACGACAATGCCTGGCAATAAATACACGACCACCGAAATGGACACTGGCAAAAAATGGATCAACGGAAAATCCATTTATCAAAAATCTATAACATTTAACACGACCGGCTCTGGTGCAGAAGAAACTGGTGCGAATAATGAAAACTTTAGCTATATAGACACTTTAATTTCTCTGGATGCTATCTTAAATATGCCGAACGGCGAGAGATATCCAAATAGTTATACTAATCCATCCGCGCCATCTCTTCAATATTTTCAGTTAAAATTTGCTAACTGGGACGGTGCTCAAAAATTACGCTATCAGACAAGAAGTGTTGGTACAGTAACAATGACTATTTTATATACGAAAAAATAAGAAGATGTTTAAGCAGTTATAGAATTATAAATATCGGTAAAGTTTAATCACCAGAAGTATTATTAGCCCCAACAAATCTCATTGAAAATCGGCTATGTGTGGATGGTCCTCCATAATCACGGCTTTCAGAGCAGTGCGCTCGTACATCAATAACATCACCCTTCTTGAGAAGCACGTCAAACGTATGAGATAAACGCATTAAAGTCAAACCGTTACCACTACCGGCTATTTGTGTCATTTCCTCTAACATTGCACCGTTCTTATACACCATAACAGTAGCGGTAGCTGACGGACTATAGCCAGCTGACGCTACAGCTGCTTTAGCAGAGATGGTGTATATACCGTCTACTGGTACAGTTGCTTGATGAGTATTCTTATTAAACATCTTTAATGTGTCATACTCTACCGCATTATAATTAACTATTGATACACCCCCACCCGCAAGAGCATCCCATTTTGAGGTAGTAGCAGCAAACATAGGCATAGTCGTAAAGTCAATCTTGTCGGCTGTAATAGACTTTTCAGGAATTACTTGAGGTTTAAGTTCAGGTATAGCAGATTCTTTTAGTGTGCCGTCTGGATTATGAGATTTTAATAGCCACTCGACTAAGTCGTTTGCCCATGCAGAAGTAGCCGTTGGCACAACTGCAGCCCCAATCGGATATAGCCTATCCAGACCGCCTGTCAGAGTAAGTCCAGCAATACTCCCGTTTGAAGCAGGCACGCCTTTCCATGAAGTTGCCGACCCTGGCACTATATCATTGTTAGAATCAGTTTCGAATATGACAAAATCTTGCTCCTCGCCAATCAACCATCCATCGACTGTACTTATGGCTAGGTTTTGGGCTCCTCTTTCTTTTTGAGAGGTAAGTTTTGCGGATGCTGGCAATTCGCCTTTTGCTGAAGCTTTTCTAAGCATCTTGATTCTCCTTGTATTTATCCTTAATAATCTCTACCAATGCTCCGATAACTGGCATCAAACGGCTAATAGCCGCGGCAATAACCGCAATAACCGCTGAGAATACCGTATGTCCTGTCAGGCTGTCCAAGCTTGCGATAAACTTGCCGAACTCAGGGCTACTGTATAGCACTGTGAATGCTCCCATAGCCCCCAGTAGTCCTTGCAAAAATGTCCTCATTGCTCGACCATTTTTAGTGTTTGGGCTGAATAGTACTTTAATCTTTTCCATATTTCCTCCTTATTTCTTAAACTTAAAAATACTCATTAGAAAATCGATAATCTTCTCTAATAAACTTTTATTCTTAGCGACATCTTGACTTAATTTAGCGATAGACCTCATCACATCTTCGTTAGTAGGCTGTGGCGCTACAGGTGCAACTTTTGGTTGATCTTTGGCTTCAATCTTCACGGTAGGTGTAACTACTACAGGACGTTTCTCTGGTCGTGGTGTGCCTGCATCTCCATTCGCTAGTTCACGTACTCGCTCCGCTAATACCCAAATCCCGTCATCTGCCATTTTGAGTTGTAGGTAGCGTTTGTTGTTTTCGGTAGTTTCATCTAATATCTCTGTACTACCAACGATTCGGAAGTAATCTCCTGTATTTATCTCACCGTCCAGCAGATAGCCGTCTTTATCTGTCTTTACTGCTACAGAGATAGGTACGCCGTTATCTTCCCAATCAAACTCATCAATTAGTCGGTTGCATCTAATCTGTCGTAAGTCGAATACAGTTGCTACTTCATCTGCATAATACACTTCAGGAAGTGCTACACGTTTAGCTTCTTTTGGTTTGCCAACGTACCTGTAAAATGCATATGGTGGATAACCTGACGCGCTCCAGAGCCAGTCGTGATTGTCTATTACAATACCTGCTTGATAGCGACAGTTAATGACATTATCTGTATCCGTAAACATTCCTGTGTGTCCCAACGCGCCACCTGAATTGCCTCGAATACCCCAGATAAAGATATCTCCGCGTTGTGTGTCCGCTTCGCCGTTAGCGTCTTCAGGTAGTCGCACCCAACCGTTCTTTTCTAGTGCGTCGAATAGTGTGTCTGTATTGCCAATCCAATAACTAGACGGTAAAAGTCCTGCTTCTTTTAGAGCGTGATATACGGAGCTTGAGCAGTCGTAAGAGTTTGGACCATTCCGACTTTCCATTGAATAAAAAACTCGACCTTTACGTGCGTAAAACCAAGCTAGTGCTTTTTCTATCATATTATTTCCTCCTCACTTGAGATTGTTGAACTTCTTCTTGTAATTCTGTGACGGTTTTATTTTGCTGAATTAAGTTATTAGTTGCATAAATGGCTAATCCGACAAGTGCGATTGCGAATAATTTCGCTAAATTACTTGTTACCAGTTTCCAAAAATTCATAACACCTTCGATTTCAGTACGTTTGACGTATTTCTCTTCTGATTCTTTTTCGTGCTCTGCGATGTATGTTTTAAGTTGTGATTGAGTAACATTAGCTCGTGCGATATTTTCAATTCGCTCTAGCGTAATAGTGTGTTTGTCTACACCCTCCTTAATGTGTCTGACGTCCGCCTCTAACGCCCCAAATTCTTTTGCTGATACTTCTGGTTCCATATTTCCCTCCTTTTTGTTTTTATTCATCTTCGTCCTCCTCAAAAATAACTCCTATCGGTATGTGCTGGATTATCACGTCAGATAGCTCAAAATCCGCCCCTGCTTCATTCGCCGCGACTGAGTACTGAATCCAGTTCACGTCTTCGTCAATGTCCTTAGTGATTGACAGCCTTACCTCTCCACTTGATGACTTATATTTTTTAGGTACAAATCCCCAGCCCAGAGGACTGTTCCAGCCTGAAGGGGTATTCCATCCAATTGGGACGGTTTTTGGGGTAAAGTTTTTGCTGAAGTTTAAGAATGGTTGAAGTGGCTCGTCTTCGGTTTTTCCAGATACTGAGAAGTTAATGGTTCCTGTAGGTTTGAGTAAAATAAATGTAATGTCCACTAGGCTTGTCCACATTGCACCGTCTTCAGAAAACTTCACGACCCCTGAGCCGATATCAGTGATAAACGGTTTCCCGCTGTCGGTCATTTTCACTTCATCAGTCAGCTCGATAAGTTTATTCCCAATAGCCAAAAGTACTCTAGTCTTTCCGTCGCTACTTCCGTAAACTTTTAAGTCGTTAATGTCGCCTATCACCCAAGGCATACACCAAACACCGCCGCGTTTCATATCAAGTACCCATAGTTGGTTCAATTTTTCGCTACCAACTGGCACGGCAAAATAAATCATACCGTTCACTTCTAGCCCGATTGATTTATGAATAAAATTACTGTTTAAGCGTTCGACATCTGGTTGTATATTGTCTGTCAAATTATCTGTAGATAGGACGTTCTGCATTTGAGGCTTTGTTAATGTAGTCTTAAATCCAGTCTTAGAGATATAGATAAGGGCGTTATTATAGACTACAACTGAATCTGGCGCGTCTGTTCCATCTCGTCCGTTATCGTCAATCACGCTAATCCACTGAATATTCGTAGAGTCTAATTGCATGCTTGATGACTGTAGATATTTCAGGCTTCCGTTACCGTTAGTCTCTGAGCATAGAATCATCGGCACAGCATCGCCCTTACCGTTTCTAAATGGACGCATAGCAACAGGTATTTCCTTTGACCCTGCATTTATCCTTATGTAGCCACCAGCAAATGCTGAAAAATCCAACATCGTGTCAGGGTCAGCACCACCAAAGGTAATCTTCCAAGGGTCGTCCTCGTCGCCCAAAAGATATAGACGGCTAGCTACAAGTACTGATCGTGCAGCCTTAACGCCTGCCGTGCTGTTTGAATTTGGAGGGATAACGTTAGGGTTTAAGACTTTTTGCCCGATATCTTCATAGGATTGTGTTAGAGTATTGTCTTTTATATGTCCGACGATATCCATCATTCGCAAACTCGTCGGAGAAATACCACAGTATAAAATATAATATTCAGCGTCTTTGATTTTATTCCAGGTAATCTTTATGTATTCTTCAGTCTGACCTTTTGTTTTGTCTACGTTTTTTCCACGCCATTCGGTTCGACTTTTATTTACTCGTACACTTGCGGCATCACTTCTTGCTGTTTCTCCATTTTTAACAGCCGTTACACAGTAGTACAGAGTTTCATTTGTCCCCGCTATACCTACTGCTTCAGCTTTTACCTCTGTAACTGTAGGCAGTGCTTCTGGGCGTACATTCTTCTTTTTTTGAATATCATAGTAAGATAAATAATCTTTACTATTTGTAATCACTACCCTATCGCGGACTTGAGTAAATGTAGGGTACGATTCGTTGTTGTAGTCTGCGCCTTCAACCTTGACCCAACCCTTGCCGTCTAGCGCTGTATACGCGTGAGCCCTTTCTCCGTCTTTTACGATAGCTATAAGCTTGTTTGTTCGCTTGTTGCCAACGACTTCAACATACTCATCAAAACCTAAGATCTCACCTGGTAAATCCTCTCCGTATTGTCTAGTGCCTGGGCGTGGAGCAACAGTTCCATTTTGTTTGAGCATAGCGTTAGTCATTTTCAACAGACCGCTATTAGGCATACGCCCTGCGTCCATAGCAGAGATATAGCCCTTGTTCCAAGACTTAACACTCAACCTATCAATATTTGGCTGAGGGGCGCTCTTAGGGGGCTTTATCATAGCCAGATGTCCTCTCTAATTACTTCATCGAATTTGTAACCATTGCGGTTCTTCATTCCTTCCATAGAAGATTGAGCAAGGGTAACCAAATTACCGTATTGATTGGATTTTGTGCGGCTATTTCGAACAAATTCAGCGGCTATCATATAGACCAACCAGTACGGATCATCAATCTCTACTTTGTCTTCTGGTTCTACCAATTTTTTAGTACGACGAATAACTGGCACAATGATTTTCGCACCCTTCATTTCTTCAGTTAATCCATTAAAATCCAACTTCCAACCTAGCTGTAAAACTCCATAACAACCGCCCTTAAATAGTTGTGGGGATATAAAAGGCACCGTCCAGCTACTAGACCCTTTAGTCAGTGTTATAAACTTACGAAAATCTACTGTTCTAACGTCTTCTGGGAGCTTGTATGACGTGTTATCATCAATTACACCTATTTCCCTATCTTCACACAATGAGCCCCATATAACGTCTGGTTCGCTTTCCCATTGCATATTTGCCATGTTGGCAATATTGAGCATACGCTCGTATTTTGAATTACCAGGACTGAGCGTTTTTGTTTTTCCTGTTGCTGTTTGATAGGCAAGATTAATTACCTCCGATAGATTCATGAAGTCCACCTTTCCGTGGTTGTTCATGAAAAAGTGCCTGGGAGCGAATACACAAATAACCACTTATTATTTTATGTATCCAATCGCCAAGCACTTCGGTGGATTAGAATTGTCTTTATTTTAACATATTTTTTATATTACTTAAATGAAACTACCCTACTTCTTGGTCGACGCGTTTTTAGCAGAGCGCTTTTTTGGATAGCCCTACCCGAGAATTTAGGCAGAGAGCTTCTGTTGCTCTTGAAAATACTCATACTCAGGGCTGTTGAATTGGCTGTCTTTAGAGAATCGGTTGAGGTTCTCGTTCCACTTCCGCTTCCGCCTCCGCCTCCTCTACTTCTTCTACCGCCAAAACTGCTCATATCTACGGCACCCTGTTGGATATGGGACTCATTAGTACCTTGACCGTCTGGGTATTTAAGAGCGAATGTTCCGTCTGGATTCTTAACTAGTCCATACTTTCCTACACTCTGTATAGCCTTTAGAGCTTTAGGAGATAGTTCTTCGCCTTGCATTTCCGCCAGAGAAGCCGAATTCGTGATGTTGTAAACATTCAAATCCTGTAAATATTTAGCAACAGCAGGGTCTCGCCAGTTTTTATTAGCCATCTGCATTTTTACATATTGGCTTTGTTGTGGGTGGGTTCTTAGCGGGGCGTAACCTTGAGCTTCACGCACCTTGTTGTTGTAGTCCTCTATTTGCTTGTAATGGTCAGATAGTTCAGGGTGAGCGTCCAGGAATGCCCATTTCTGAGGGCTACTTGGCATATCGTGGTATGTTTTTAGAGTAGCTTGTAGTTCATCACTTACCTCTGGATAAGGTACTCGATTACTCTTTCCAGACTTGAAGTCTTGACGCTTAAAGTATGCACTTCGCTCTTTTTGGAAATCCTCTAGCCAAGGTGCGTCTTGCTTTAGTTTCCTCTGCTCGGCACCATTCTTTGGTGAACCTTGTAAGTGATAGAAGTACTGCTGTTTGTCGACTGGGAGTTTGTATAGAGGGTCTAACTCTTCGCCTGTTTGTGCTGAGCGCCATTTAGCCGCCTCACTTAGGGCTTTAACTATGTTTGGCTTATTTGCCAGAATTCGGTTATTCATTAAGACGTCGCCCTCTGTTTTGCCTTCTACGTTACCGTCTCCGTTATATTTCCTAGAGGTCAATGCTTGGTAAAGTTCTAAATCACTACCAGACAACTTGTTGTCTTTAGCGGCTTTTTCTAATGATTGATAGAAGTATGAGCTTTGGCTTGTTCCTTTTGGTGCGTAGAATCGTCCAACGACTGAATCTAGCATACTTCTACCCTTTATTTCGTCATCAGAAGCCCCTGTAGCCTTCGCTATGGCGAAATCCATACCGTGAAGTAGGTTTTGTCCACCGCCTGCTGTAGACGTTCTAAATGCGTTGTCTATTTGCTTAGGGCTAAGACCTGTAAGTTCACCGACTTTTCGTGCTGTAAGGCTTGTACTGTTGTCCCACTGGTCTTTTCCGTCAAGATTCTTCATACCCTCAGGTACGACTTCTTGCCCTGTATATAGGTTTTTGTTTGCCCAGGTTTCCACAAATGGCTTTACGGCTTGTGGTACATACTGAGCGCCTGTACGTCTTATCTCCATTGGGTTTACGGTCGTTACTTGTTCTACGGCGTCCCCGACGGCTTTACCTGTATCAAATTGTTGTCCCGTCATAGCACTTCTCACCATATTGTGAAGTTGTCTATGAAGTGGTGAGAATTGAGGCGGTACTGGCACTAGGTAAACACCCTCCCATTTATTCTGCTCTTTATTATATTTAGCCCCTGGACCGATAACTACTACGTTATTTTCCTTGACATAATCAGGTAAGTTTTCCATTATCTTCTTATTCTCGTCATTACTATACGATAGAGCCATAGCGACTACAGTTGGGGCTACTATTCCAAGTGCGATTTTACCTGTATACCTTGCTGGGTTTTCTTTCATTCGGCGTAAAGTAATACGCTGACCTTGAATATTTGCGTTTGAGTAAGGTACGATTGCATTGATTGCTTTACCGTATGTTCCACTTCTTAAGAAGTTTGTAGAGTTCCATCTTGCTTGGTCGGCTGCAAATTTTATAGCTTCAGACTCACTCATACCTTTTCGTTTAGCGTATTTTTTGTTTGCAATATATTGTAAGGCTCGCCCAAAGTCTTCACTGCGTCCGATAGTATTCTCTAGGGTTTTAAGAGGGCTTTTCGCATTATGTATTGAACGAGTGAGTATGTTTTTATGACTGCGTATTTCATTAAGGTTTAAGTCAGAGGCGTTACGGGTTAATTCATAGATGTTTCCCAAAACTCCTTCACGTTGCATTTCTACATACAGATCGCCGTTATGATGAAATGCTGCACCCAAGGCACTTACAATAGACTTAGGATTCGTTGAATTAAATCCGCCCTTTGAGTTGATAGTAGCACCTACAAAGTCCTTTACGACGTTTGCCATAGTAAAGCCTGCGTTGACTGTCGTTGCTCCCATTCTCAGTAAACGGGCAGGCGCTGCAAGGGCTCTTAATATAATCCCCATTTGTTCACGGTTCATATTTTTAGCAGCTCTAGCTACTTCAGGCGCAGCTAAGAATGTACGCTTTTTACCATTATCTAAGTAGCTGATAGTTGGTCGCCCGTCTGCACTTTCTCCCGCCTTTAATTCTCGTAGTTGGAATGGATTCTTAGGGTCTTTAGCATAACTTGCCAAAAGCTCGGCTGTTTTGTTGCGTTCGCCCTGCTGAATCATATCCTGAGTCTTCGTAATCAATGCGTTTAATGGGCTGTCGATTGAGCGAGATGAGCCTTTAATACGCTGGACAATATCCTGCTTACTTAGGCTAGCCTCACCAGCACCCACTCCGTGCTTCATCTGGGTGTCTAATTCATTGTCAGAGAATATACGGTCAAACGGTACATAGTCTGGATATTTCTTCCTTAAGTAGTTAGCGGTATCTTGGCTGATAAGCCCGTAATCTACTGTCTGTTGTAGGACTTTGTCTGAATACTCTCTAACTTGCTTAAACTCTTTAGCAAATCGTTTATTTGTAGCTTTTATGAGAGCCTGATCCCTTACGAGGTCTCGTCCTGTTTCTATTCCGTTAGCTTCTAATTCCAGGGCGTGTTTGGCGATTAGCGCTTGGTCAAATGTCTGTAGTTCTTTTTTATTCTTAAATCCAGTAATTAATTTATCAAAATTGTTATCTCGGATAAACGCTTCTGATATTCCATCTGCACGTAAAGTCCTATCCAGGGCATTTCGCATTTCTAATTGTTCAGATTGGTTTTTAATTCTGTCTTCAATTGGGGCAAATCTGTCCACGAATTTCTCACGCATATCTGCTTTGAAGTCTTGCCAACGCTCTTTAAGGGTAGGTTGCTCACCTTTACGGGCTAGTTTTTGCTCTTTGACTAGCTCGTTTACGTAGTTATCGATATTGATGTCGGCAGGCTCACTGCTCTTCTTATATGCTGGCAACTGTTCGGTATTTCCGAACACTTCATTCCTGAACTTCCCCGTCTCCATTTGAGCATAGAATTGCTTAATGGCGTCTTGTTTACCTACAAGTCCCATAATAGCTTCAGTGATTCGGTCATATATTGCTAAGACTTTTTGAGGAATACCTAACCTAGTACCTAGACGTACTTTATCTTCACCATTTAGTCTTCCTTTGTAGTAATCACTGAATCCGTCAGCTAGTTGTTCTTCTGCTAGTAGGTTCAGGTCATTTCCATATTGACTGCCGTATTTGTTTATTAAATATTCATCTCCATAAGATTCACGGATAGCGTTTAATAGGTCTTGTTTGTTTTCTACACGTGTAAGTAATTTATGTCCTAATTCGTGGTTTAGAGTGTCTTCTGTAAGCTTATTTAGGTTTATGGTATCGGTCTTTGGATCATAGTAGCCTAATGCTTTCTTTTGCATTTCATTTTGCCACTCATTGAATACAAGGTTCTCATCACCTGTCAGTTGTAGGTGGCGTGCTAGTAGTTCTTTTGATTGTTGAACTTCCTGTATTTTAGCCTCTGCCTGACGTTTATACCGCATATCTGGATTGTCTGTTGGGTTGAGATTGTTGGTGTATTTGGTCTGGTTTGGGCTAAAAGTAATTGCCATATCATCCATAATCACACCATCTTTACCAGTGGTGTCTTTGATGTCTTGAGCATATTTTTTCCATTGCCCGTTGTCAGTAATATCCCACAACAAATCCATATCGTTATCGTACATATCATAATCTTCACGATATGCTGGCTCGCCATTATTTATTCGTCGATGTAGGGCGTCATATTGTTCAAATGAGACAGTTTTTTGGTTATTAGTTATTGGGGAGGTGATGTTCGCATACATTTCTTTTAGATTGACTCCGTAGCCATTAGCCATATCTTTGTCGTATGCTAAATAATTACCCTCGCCCCACCTATTTCGTGTGCTACTTGATGAGCCGGCTAATGGGCTAAATTGGTCGAACTCACCATTTGTGCCGTGGTATACAGTCTTAAGATTGCCATTTTCGTCTCGAACCTTAGAGTCCTTAAAGAACGTTTCTTGTTCTGGACTTAGTTTATACTTCAATCCGTTCTCATCTACCTCACCGATATGGTCTCTGGCGTATATAGCCTGCTCTTGAGCTTTACGTAGGTTAATCATGGCTGGGGCGTTTTCACTTACTCCTTGACCACGCAAGTATTCTTCACGTTGGCGTAGACGTGCTATATGTTCGTTATACGCTCTAACTTGTGCTTCATGCTCTGGATTGAGCTTGTATTTAACGTCTTCATTGACATTTTGGGCTTCTTGTGCTATATTACGAGTAGAAGCCTCTGTGTTATAACCAGGTTCGATAAGTTCCCCTGGCGACACAGAGGCTTTTCTTATGTTGCCCTCATAGAGAGTATTGCGTCCATGATCATTACTCTTAGCTATGTCGAGTGTAGCCGTATAGTCATTGCCTCTATATTTGACAGGTAGCTCTCTATATTCAAAACCGCCATCCGCAACACCATGTCCACTTCTATCTTGTGCACTATCGATGAGGCGAGATTTTTCAATCACCTGATCAATGTATGGCGCCAATCGTTGCTTGACAGTAAAGTTTTCATTAGTGGCTCGCGCTTGTGGGTTAGTAAACTTTCTATTTCCTTGACGACTCAGCTCCACATCCATTCCATCGCTTGTTCGGTACGGATTACCAGTTCGTGCCTTCTGTAGATCACCAAAAGCCGCTTGACTGAGACGTTTTCTCGTATCTCCAGTTATGCCGCCCACAACTTCGGCTGCGTTGTATTTCATTTGGCTTGGAGATAGTCTGTTAATCCCAACACCATTCTCTCCATAGGGATTAATCCTATTTCCTACCATTCCCTTTACACCATTTACAGCACGACCAGCACCGTGCATCATACCACCTCCGAGAGCGCCAAACGCCCCAGATTGGATATAGGCGTCTTTATTCATGTTTATCTTGCCGTCATCTGCTAGGTCTTGTGCAAACGTCTGTGTAACTTCTTCTGCACCTTCTTTAAGTGAATCCTTAACTAGGTTTTTTGTACCATTTAATACAGTACGTCCTATACCTTGTTTGACGGCTTGTTTTGTCCCTGCTTTGCCTAGACCAGCAAGGCTGCGTAGAAGTGTACCTGAACCGCCAAATCCTAATCCACCTACTGAAATACCTGCATCCAGCCCTTTACCGAATCTCTGGACACCGTTTAATTCTTTTACTTTGCCGTTCTCATCCGCTTCTATACCTGTAACTGCGTTTGCCACTTTGTTCGGAGTTTCTGCTAGACCCTGAACCATACCGCCAGGTATTTTAGCTGCAAATCGTACGTAATCTCCTGGGTCGCTCCATTGGAATCCTTTTTCTTTATCTGAAGAATCAATCCAATTGTTAAACTTATTAACATTGTCTGTGATTGGCTTTTCTATTGTTCTCTTAAAGTTTTGTTGTTGTTTTGCACCGAACAGACCATGCTCGCCAAATGGGTTCAAATAATCAAAATATGTAGGTTTTTTAGGCGTTATCATGGGCTTGTTAGCTAGGTTTTGGTTTTGGATTTGCTTGTTTTCTTTGTTTACCCAATCTTGTTGCCCTTGAGGGGTCAGTACCTTAGGGGCGTCATTTATAGTCTTCTGAGGGATTTCTGGCTTAATCTCAGGAATAACAGGCTTAGTGAATTGATTTGCAGTCGGTACTGTATTTACTTTAGGTACTGTATCGGTTTTAGGCACTGTATCTGTTTGAGGTTTTTGCTGAAAAAGTCCTTGAGTAGGAGATGGACTACCAAAGATAGGTGTCTTGTTTAAGTTATTTAAGACAGGATCCTGCTTAAAAGTAACTGCTGGCTTATTCTGAGGTTGTGTTTGCTGTTCTTTACGGCGTTTTTCCTCATCACTAATCCAGCCCTTTCCTTGAAAAAAGTTGCCTACTCTTTGAAAAAAATCCATCTCCTAATACTCCCTACATTAACTCTTGCTTTTTCTTTTTCTCTTCGTCGCTTAAGATTGGGCGCAAGTTTGGTGAAATCTCATCATTTACACCACCAATCTCTGAATTATCCTTGACTGTAACGTCCTTAGGGTCGTATGTCGCAAGGTCTGGTGCTTTCCAGTCCACTTTTTGGATAGGAATACTGCGATCACGTCCTAATTCGTCAACTTCTGTGCCCAAACGGTTGATTTGGTCGCGTGTACCCTGCTGACTTGCAATAGCAGCTGCCATACTTGAGCCATTTGCCGTCTGTTTGCCCACGTTAGCGCTTCTAATGCGGTCTAGCAGTTCAGCACGAGATTGTGCCACCTTTTGCTTCACGCTGTTCACACGGTTGTCATACTCACTCTGAATATCGTTCTTGTTCTTGTTGTAAGCGTTCTTCACTGCGAAGTAGTTGATGTCCATATCCCGACGGTTCTTAGCGTATGCATCCTGAGCCTCACCTTGTTGTTTTGAAGCGGCTTTAGCTATCTCATAAGGTGCTAAGACGTTTGCAAATGAGCTATCTCCCGCTCCACCTGACGCCAAAATACCCTTAGCCGAGCGTACTTTAGTAGCAGTGTCGCTTTCGATTTGGTCGCGGGTCTTTTTAATGTTGTCGATAGCGTCTTTGGTGTTCATGTTGTAACGACCAGTTGACTCATTGAAGCTATTTTCGTTTTCTTGCCATGCACGGTCTTTAGCTTTTCCAGCATTAGCAATACCAACAGCTTCCTGTCCGCCTAGACGATTGATAGCTGAATTGGCTTGGTTAATCTCGTCATCGTATTTAGCGATAGCGTCTGCCTTGTTTCTAGCTTCTTGAGCAGCGAATGGGTTGAAGCCACCGCCACCGCCGTAGTAACCACCTCCGCCGCCAGAATTGTCTTCAGGAACTCCACCGCCACCGCCTCTGTTTCTAGCCATATCCGCATAATAAAGCTGCTTAAAACGGTCATTAATTCCGCTGATTTCATCGTTTTTGTATAGCTTTCCATCGCCTCCTTTTACCCAAGTGTTGCGTCCAAACAATCCTGTTTTACGAAAATTACCACCATTGCCTACGTTGCCAGATAGAAAGTTGCGGTCGATACCCATGTCATCGCCGACGACGTTTAGCAACCCTTGTCCTTGAGACCTTGTATTTTGATCTGGGTGGTTGTTTACATAATTTTGTAGCCAACTTCTATAGCCCATAAAAAATCTCCTTATTTTTTATATAAGGAGAGAGACTTAGTAGAAGATGTTATCTATTTGAGTTCACAGAAGTGTTGAACGACGATAAGGTCATATCCCTGCTTGGATATACCAAACCCCACTAAGCTGTATTTTGCGTCTAATATTGCTTCGCGATGCCCCTTGGTTGAATGCATCCAATTATCTATAGTAAAGCGACTACTACCAAACTTACTATCAGTAGTAGAAACCTCGGCTAGATTCTCACTTGCATATCGACACTTACTTGGCATGTGCTTGAAAACAAGTGAATAACCTTCAATGCCGTCTGGCGATTTGTGATCGTAATAATCACGGTTTTGCATGTCATCTGCTTTTTCCTGTGCACTAGCATTTAATCTTTCGTCTAGTTTTAGGGGTGCTACACCGACTTTAGCGCGCTCCTGGTTCACTAACTCAAGCATTTCCTGTGCATCTGGTGGACCGACATCATATTTACTCTCCGGTTGCTCCTGAGCCACTCCAGCAGCTGCCTGAGCATCCAGACGGGTCTTTAGCCACAAACCACCACCTACACTCGCTATGAGAGCTACAATTATGGATGTAATAACTAAAGCTTTTTTCATACCCTCACACTATCACAACAGAGATAATTTGTCAAGATGTAGTTTAATATAACCACTGACTCACACCGCCGTGATGCGAACAAGTTCCCCTTCCAGTTGAATATGACCGCGTACCATCTCGACAGATTGCACCGCCTCTTTCTTGCTGAGATTCCATATACTCCATGTATTCGTCGTTATAGTCTGGTTCTCCCTCGTCCATGGCTTCTCTGCAGTTGTCATTGTATATACAATCATATGCAGCTTTAGAAGTCGGCGTATATCTGACAACCTGATTGACTGGCTGTTTTACAACAGTCTCTTTGTTAGGATATCCAGATTTTGAGGCTTTACAGACTTGTTTTGAACCATTCTGACCTACAGTTTCTATATGACTTGTTTCATACTGAGATTTACCCTTATCTATGTTGACAGTGTCGTAATTTATAGTTTCTACTGTACAAGGCTTGTAGTAAACTGGTGCGAAGTAGTCGTATATCTGCTGTCTAAATAAGAATCCAAACAGACCTAGCCAAAATACTGCTACCATTAAATATCCGCCAATTTCTACCCAATCTATGTTTTTGATCCACTGTTTCATCTATCTTCTCCCACAAGATTAAATGATTTGCCATCATTATACTATAGAATGAGCAATAACACACTCTACTAAGTCTCTCTCCAAATTGTTAATCTTCGACCTCTCATTTATCGCGGAGAGGTAAAACGCGGAGAAGGGGCGAGTTTCCCCGCCCCAAATTGCTAGGCATTCTTCAGAACTTGAATAGCACCCTTTTTCTTGTTGAATACGAATGCTTCGTATACAACGCGACCAGCTACATAGTAACCGCTAGCTTCTGGACCAAATTCACCCTGCTTGTATTCAGACAAGTATTTTGGAGCTGCTGCTGCGTCTTCGTGAGTCAAAACGATAGTCGTCTTGGTTGGCATGTAGTCATCTGGAACTTCAATGATCATACAGCCATCAATCTCACCGTAGTTACCATCACGACGGCTCTTGGCAGTCATTTCGCTAGCTGGGGTGAAGTTATCGTCCTGCTTCAATAGTGAGTATGCACTTGCAGCTACGAACGCAACACGACCCTTGTGAGGTACTCTAGCGTTTGTCTGAGCAGTAGTCATAGACATAAATGTTTCATAAGCATTTGCCTTAGTAATAGCCAAAGTCTTAACTGCTGTAGTCTCAGCTGCTTTTGCCAATGCGTCAATGTTGTATTTATCCATTGTTGGGTAAATAGACTCTTCTAGAGTTGCACGCATGACTTCTTTGGTATCGAGTGAGCCATCGCGTGAGAACTTAGCGTCAGCCTTATCGATTTGCTGTGAGAAGGCTTTGTCCTGAGAAGCTGTAATAACTTGTTCTTTATTGCCAGCTGCTGAGTACTTGTAGCCGAATGAACCAACGCCCTGACCGCTAGCATTCTTATTTGTAGAATAGTCATACAGAGAAGCTGCGTCTGTGCTGTACACCTTAAATGATTTAGTAGTACCACCAACAACTTCATACTTACCCTTAAAGGCAGGTGCTGTTAATGATTTAAGTGTATATCCTTTATCGAGGATTTTTGAATATGCTTGTGGCAAGTTAATAGCCATTTTATTTTTCTCCTATGGTTAGTTTTTTTAGATTGAAGGATTTAATCGAAGAAATTATTCACAAATTGTTTTTCGTCTACTTCTCCTGATGTAGCCGCTCCGCCAGCATTCATTACTGCCGCGGATTGTTTTGCCCTAGATATCTTCTTACCGCCAGCTTTCAGACCTTCTTCGTAAATGCCGTGCAAGTCTGTCATAAACTCATAGAGCTTTTTATCCGCTGAGATTGGCGCGCCCTCTTCGTTAAATTGCAGATTTGCGACACTCACGTACATGTCAGCTGCTTTTTTTGTGAAGTCTGCATTGTATTCAGGTGAATTTTCATCGAATACAGGATAGTCTTTAAGCAGTTCTACTCTATCAAGCGACATATTGTACTGAAGGTCAGCAATATTTGCCGATATTTCGTTTACTTTTGCCTGCTGTTGGTCAAGCTCCTGATTGTATAGAAGGGCTTGAATTGCAGCGTCTTGTGGGTCTAACCCTGCAGCTTCTAGTTGTTCTGGTGTTATTCGGCTTTCACTAATTGAGCTTTGTAACTGTTTGATACCTTCGTATTCAGCTACTTCTCGCTTTAGTTCTTCCCGACGGGACACCAACCCTCGAATATCGTCATTCAGTTGAGCTTTACGCTCCTCTGCTTTTGAATATTCCGGCTTTTCTTCGGATTTCTCCTCTGTTTCTTGGGTTTCGTCTGTTTTGGACTCGCCCTCCGACTGTTCGCCTGAATCCTTATCACCCCAGAAGCCGTCTGTCAGTGATTTTTCATCAGTGTTGTCGGTTGAGTTTTGTGATGTTGACGACACATCTGCCGCACTCTGGCTTGTATTTACGTCTGTAGTGGTATTGTCCACGGTTTTTTACTCCTTTATTTAGTTATTTACGACCTTTTACATCGGTGCGCAGATGAGAGTTCAAGGAGATGAGCTCTTACCTGCGGAGATACTACTAAGGTCTTATCTCTACAGGTAACAACCCGCCTAGAATAACTTCTCTAGTCGATACGCTCCTTTCTCTCCAACCAAATAAACGCCTAACGGTAAAACTGCTGTTAAGCTTGGATCGTCTACACAAATCAAAACCCTGCCCTCCTGTCTGAATTCATGACTAGCCAGTAGTGATTCGGTATCTAAGGGCTGTTCTAGCTTTTCTCTAACGTCCTCAGTCATTTTCTTTTACCTTGTCTGTCTGGGCTTTTATCCACGACTTAAGTTCTATAAGGTCATTCACGCGCCACCTAGCAGCTAATATCTGCACTTTTAGGGATTTCTCAGAAGTTTCAGGATTCATTGTTAATTGATTGATGTTTTGGGCTAGTTGGATCTTTTCATCAATTCCATTGAGTAGAGTTTTTAGTAGGTTAATATCTTCTTTAGCTGCAATCCTCTCCTTGGATTCTTTAGTCTTACGTTCTTCTGGGATATCCAAAGAAAACCCGCTGTTTGGGATCAAATCGTTATTCATACTGCTCCTCACTGTCGGCTATGCCGTTATTGTTTTGGTCTGCGTCGATAACCAGCTCTTCAGGGTCGTCAACACCCGATTTATTAATCATTCGCTTCAATAATTGGTCTTTGCGGATAATCTGTCCTAACTCAGGGTCAGATTGAGCTAACTCTAAGATTCCCTTTAGGTTCTCCATAGATTGCTCGTCATCTTTAAGCTTTGAGGTAGAAGCATCAACTTTGAACTTGAATCCTTTTAGTTTCTTGTTGTAGTCAACAACAGCTGTACTTGCGCCAAACTCAGGGTCTTCAAGCTTTCGGCGTTTGATGTATTCTTGAGTGAGGTCAACTTCCTGTTCACCTTCAGACAAAGCAAAATGAATATTAAGCATAGTTTCACAGACATCACCAAACCAACCCTCGAATTGCTTGCGAAGATGATTATCACTAACGCCAACGCGCTCCTGCTGTGCCTTTACTCCGCTGTCTGTCTTTGAGAACCCAGGATTTCCGACCTCAGCAGAAACGCTTGTGTCGTTTGAGTTGTTCAAGTTTAGGATTTGACTCTTAATTAAACCGTAGTTGTTTGAGAAGTTGTTTGTTGCATTAGTTGAGATATTCGCAGGTGAGATACTTGCGTTTTGGTCTACCCCTAAGTCCCAAATAGCGTTTACTTTGAATCGTATAGTTGAAGTATCAAATGACCCTCGCTTTATCAGTGGCGGGTTAAGCCCCAAGGCTTGAGCGTATTGGTACATCTGCATTTCTGAATCAAGCATGTTCTGAAGTCCTGCCACTAGTTCGACTGCACCACGACCGATTGGATTAGACATGTCCATATCGTGATATATGAAGTGGATTGGAATAATGCCTCTTGGGTCTGGATTCACGGTTGAGTAGACCACCTCGTTATTGTCTGGGCTATACCCGTAAAAAGTAGCTCCTACTCCCTGTTGGAATGCAAATATAATCTGTATACCACCAGTCTCAAGACTCTTCTCTCGCTCGGCTGGTGTTTTGCTTTCGTCTGTTTTCTGTTTTGCCTCTAGTTGAGTGAGTTTATCTAGTCTCCAGCCACTCTTTATGCCGTGCTTGTTTAATTGTTTTTCGCGGTAAATTAGGTACTTAATATCACTTGGCTGGTACCAGGCTCGTAAGAAAATAACATTACAATCTTTGTCGTAGACTTTTCCAGATTCTAAGATAACATCTTTTATGTAGGGTAGTTTGAAGTCTGCCCCAAAATAATTTCCATGTTGTGTGTAAAAGCAGTAAGCTGGCTGAGAGCCGTAAGTCATAGCTTTGCTTAAAGCTCCCCAGGATTTTTGAATAACACTTCCTGTAGTGTTTGCGTTTGGTAGGATTTCTTCAGTTAAGACCAAATTAGCGACATCTGCTAAGTCTTTATCTTTGTCCAAGCTAGTAACTAGCCCAGTCGGCAATTGCTGAATAACGCTCTTAGGTCGAGATTGAACATAGCTAGCTGTAGTTCCGTCTGTAACATTAGGTAAGCCATCTGGGATATTTGGCTTAGGTTTATTTAGAGCAATACGCTCAAGCTCATCAATACCAGATAGAACTGCCTGGTACTTCTGCAAACTTTCATCGTACGCATCGCCGATGTTAGATTCGTCTATAAAAGAAAAAGCCACTGGTTTCCCCCAACGTAAAAATTACTGTTACGTAATCATCACGCTGGGCATTTCCCAGTAGCTTGTTACTCGTCTATAATATCACATTTGAATAAAAACGTCTATAGCCGTGAGTTTTTATCTAAAATAGTCTTTTTTACTAACTGAGGTAGACCTGTCTTTTTGTCTATTCTCACGCTTAAAGATATATCCAAACACTCACCGTCCTCTGCCTGTTTTATTAAATCCTCAAACTCTTGTCTGACTTCTGTAAAGGTCGATACTTTCGATGAGATTGTAAACGAACGGATACTCTGAGCCGTCATATAATCTCTTATTTTTCTGACTTCTTCCACTTCCACACCCTCCATAGTGTATTTATTTCTTACCTCACCGAACCTTAGCTCCATAATGCAGATAACTCCCCTGAAGATTGAACGGTTGGTCTTATTTCATACTTAGGTTTTAATATGCTTGATAGCTTATATCTCACAGCGTCTAGTGCGTGATCGAATCCGCCCTCTGGTATATTGATAGTCTTGCCGTCTTTATCAGTCTGCCATAAATAATTTCTATATTCTTTAATCAAATTAACACTTCGTTTGGTCATTGAGATACTCTGCTCTTGCACATAACCGATTCCCTGCAAAATAGATCCGCTGCCTTTTTTCGCTGCGACAACAGACAATCCGTACATCTGAAGTTCATCGATAGACTTCGGCTCTGCTGAATCTGCTACAATCACACCAAAATCTAAGTTATTCATAAATGAGGCGATTTGTTGATTGCTCATACCTTTTCTGTAAAGTATTTCATCTAAGATGTAGCCGCCGTTGTAATAGTAGACTGCGACTACCGCTGTAGGGTCGTTTGAATATCCAAAATCCAATCCATAACCCTCTAAGCGGGCTTCGTGAGGTATTTCGTCTATAATCTTCCAACCTTTGTATATTCTACCCTCGACCTCTCCTAGTTGACCTAATCCGTAAACAGTCCACCAGTTTTTGTTTGATTTGTGAGCCTCGATGTCTTTTACGATTGTTTCAGGCAGACCTTCGTTATCTTTATAAGTAACAGTAATCATTTCCACGTCATCGCGTGTATTTAATAAGTCATAGAACCAAAACTCGTTCGTTGGGTTCCAGTCTAGCCAAATCTCTAATCTAGTACGCACTGCTAATTGGTCAAACGATTCATAAGCTACGTTGTTACACTCGTTTATAAATAATCGGTCGCGACGTGGACCACGCACTTTACTAGGCTGGTCGGCACTGAAAAACTCTATCTTAGAGCCTGTTTCAAATGTATAAATAGAGTCTGTAGCGTTCCAAGCTGATTCTTTCCAATAGCCGTGTTCCTGCATAATATTCTTAAAATCACGCATAGCACCTCTTTTAAGGTGTGGAAATGATTCAGACACAACACTTGTTAAAGTCGGTCGCTTGTCTTTCTGAGCCTTACTGATAAGTATTTGAAGAATAGATATAGTCTTGCCGGCCGATGTTCCACCACATACGCCACGGATACGTTTTGTCATCTTAGCCAGCTTTTTTGTTGAACTGGTCAAGACGAACATACTATTGTTCGCCCTCCACCAAATCACCAAGAATAGGCTTTGGCAGCTTAACGTGCAATTCTTTCTTCTCTGTTATTCGCTGCTTGAGCTTATTATACTCTTTAATCGCTGCCATTTTAGCTTTGAAGTCTGCGTCTTGTGTGATGAGTTTCTCCATCTGCTTGTCGACATACTGATCATTCAATCCTCCAGCTTCGAACAGCTCGTCTATCCTCTTAAGAATGTTACGTTTTGTCAAGAGTTCAGAAGCCCTTGTCCGTGCGGCATTATACCAATTAGGTTTTGACCGATCAGGTTCATACGCCTCTATATAACTTTGAACACCATTACCAAAAAACTCTCTATCACTAGCATATAGTCGACAGAACTTTTCTTGTCTTGGATTTAGTCTTCTCAGCTTTTTATCCATATCCACCTCATTTTCAAAATACATAAGAACGTTTTAATTCAGAGTTGCGTTCTTTCAACTCACATACTGTACTTATATTATAACATAAATAGAGGTAGACAAGTGAAATATCAAAAATCTTTACAAATAAAAAAGCTGCCCGACCCGACAATCAAGCAGCTTAGCTCGTAATTTAATTATAACAGATTGTTCAGCAAACTCTTTCTTATTTAATTCTTATTTTGTGCGTAATCTTTTTCATACGCTCTCTGTATTTTAATATACTGTCCTGATTCTCGTATATATACTGCAGAAAATCCTTTATATTCTCATCGGCGTACTCGGCAGCCTCTTTTACAAAAACAGCCTTATAGTCTTTATAAATCGTTAGAAATGAATCGTCGATTGGATGTTCTGTACTAAACTCTTTTAGATAATCGTCAAAAAGACTGTCTATTACTCTTTCAACGTTTTCCTTCATCGACAAGCTCCTCTTTGAGGCGAGAAACCTCACTGCGTAGAATCTCGAGTTCATTACTAAGCATTTCTTTTGTTATTTGATTGACAATACGAGTGGCTAGAAGGTCCTCAGATTTGTTGTATTCTGTTTTAACAAGCTCCGCTGTCCACAACAGTGTTCTGCTCTTATCTTTCAGAATCTCTTGATTAACCCAATTCACAATTGAAAGTGCTTCTTCGGTTGGGTTTTTGCATCCAGAAGAATCTAGGACATCTATTATCGCACAATATAATTTTGTACATCTCGTACGGTCTTTATCTTCATTATTCATTTGAACGTTTCTCCTTATCGCCATGATTTAGGATATTTTGGTATTCCTGAATCGCCTACACAAAAGTCTGCACCTCTATACCCGTTTTTCCAGACATAATCTTTACCAAAATGCTTTTGACAAATTTCGTCCCTAGATAGTCCCTTTTCAGTTCCTATTGTGCTGAAGATGAGGAATATAAGGGTTCCTATAAACAACGCCATCCAGATAGACGAAAAAATACCTGCTTCCTTTATTTCCTCCCACAACTTAGTTATCCGATTTATTAAGTCTTTCATCTTCCCTTTCGTCTTTCTCAAACTTAAAAATGCTACCGTCTGAATATTTTATGATGTAGACTGTAAGAACTTTCTTCTCGAGAGTTCTATATGGCATATGAATAACGTCTACAATATATGGACGAGGCGTAGGTGCATGGCTAGTTTCTATCTCTATAGATGACTTATCTTTCATTATTCACCTTGCCTTTAACATATTCATACATCTTATTTGGGTTACAGCCTGGAGCGTGGTTTATACAATAGTCTAAAACTTCGTTGAGAGCTTCGATTTTAGCCGCTCTTTCACATTCCTCAACATACCCGATAAGTCTATATATCAAATCCACATCTACTGGTACAGGCAGAGAGTATTGTAGCTCTTCAGGATATACACCCAGACAGTGAAGAATACTGTGAGCTTTCGGCTTTTCTAAAAGTTTATTAACCCGCTCAACACATCTCTGGTTATCACGCTGTAACTCTACTATCTTATCTACTATCTTATTTATTTTCATTTCTCCTCCGCTAATTCAGGGTTCTTATGGATATTACTGACAAACGTAACCTCGCTTCGTCCCGCATCAATCTCATACATTGCAGATGGTATTGGGTTCTCGTTGAGTTTAACCCCAAATCTCAGGTCATTATCGTTCCAAAAGATTGCACCCAATCCATAATCGTGATAGGTGCTAGTAACCTCGACTATATCGTTTTCCCAAATTTCTTCATCACGTGCGACTAGTCCCGTGAATTGCTCAATCACCAGCCGTCCCTCAATCGGAATCGGCTCATTCTCACCCTCAAGCCTAGCTGATACAAGCTTGTCGCCTTGCCAGTGCAGAGAAACGACTTTTCGCATTCTTTTTTCTAGGTTGTCCCAAGCTCTGAATTTGATATCACGCATCGCTTTTTTCTCGTTTATCTATTATTACGAATAGGCTCCAAGGTATTTCCCTAAAAAGGCTCTCAACAGTTTCTTCAGCTAGCAATTCAGCAATATAAACGTCACCTTCCCAAGCACTCATTATGATTTGTACGTCATCATTTTCGTAACAGAACTCAAATTTGTAATATCGAGAGAATTTAACTTCAATATCTTTATACTCTTCTGGCAGTTCGTTTTTAATCTTGTTGTTCTCGTCTATAACTATGATTTCTTTCATTGTCATTTCCTTTCCATTACTGTTGGTTGATTATCTTGACCAATAATCTTAATGTCGTTGACGTCTACAAACTCAGCACCAGCAGCTGCGGCTACTTGATGATATTCGTCTTCAAAGGCTGTTGCACCAAGTTCTATAGTTTCAAGTACAGCATCGGTAAACTCATTTGGTACAGACACTAGGATTGCTTTTCGGTTTTCAGTGTTGTCGCCGAGATAAATTAGTTTATTAGGGTAATAACCATTGCTTGTCATAACACGTCCTCCGCACTATTTCTTGTTTGATCAAATTGCTGTCTATCAGTTGTCTACGGATAAACTGCGTCGTGCGAGTTTCTTTTTTGCCGTAAGTTTTGTGCGTCGGTGTTTTGTAATTGCGTCCTTTAATCTTACGCGTCACTATTCTATCTCCCTTCCATTTTTAACAAGCTTAAGATATTGTCGGGTTTTTCTACGGAATACTCGGTTAGCCATCACGTATACAGCTTTACATCCATCCTCAAACTTACAACAGAAGCCTCTAGTTCCCCATACCTTGTAACGCTTGGCTGATTTAATTCTAGGCATTATCATATTCCTTGTCTTACCATTTTGTTCAACCGCAGAACTGGTTGGCTATATAAGGCGATGATTTGCCGAGAGGCTTCAATCCTTCACGCGTTAGCAATAATACTACTGTAGCGTCGTTTCAGTACTCGTATAGTCACATCTTTCACTGCTCAAGTTGCAATGTCAGCAGTTACTTTTCTAGCTCTAGTTGCGGAACTTCGCGAGCTGCAACGCAAGGCTTAGTTTCAGGCTTTCGAGCCACTTATATAGCCAGTTGACAACACCAATTTGTATATCATTAAGTGAGTTAATTACTTTAAGGTTTGATGTCGCCAGTTGAACAGACGACTCGGGTGGGCAAAAATAGTCATCTGTCCAGTTGACAGCACAATCACGGAGCAAAGGATTTCTCACCTTTCGGCTTACTCCCGTTCGGGAACCCAGCTTTATTCCTCAGATCATGCTGCCAGTTCTACGGTTGAATTGTTAATGTTCTACTGGGTACAAATTGTACCCGTTTACTTACGTTTACTGATGCGACCGCCCTTTTTGCCAGCACACTTCTTTACGAAGTGAGGACCGTCAATTAAGTCGCAATCGCATTCAATATCTTGAGCAAATCCTTTACAACTTCCATGACTTGCAAAAGTAGCTGAGCCACCCTTTCGTCCAATCTCTGCGTAAAAGTTAGGGTTGCTTGCTAGGTTTTTTGCGGCGGCTTTTAAGCCGCCTGTTCGATTTCCTGCCATTATTCTTCTCCTAATTTTTTAATCAATTTATGAACACCACGTCCTGAACCAATACCTTTACCAGTCCACCAGCCTTTATATGGATATAGTTTTGCGATATGATTCTTTCTATCGTTGCTCTTATAAATGTATATGGCTTTCTCTCTTTCGTCCCAAGCTACGGCATACCAAGCCTCTATAAGTAAGTCAGTTGCGTATTGTACACGACTTGGTTCAAGAGATTTTCGACGCTCTTCACGCTCTTTTTTCATAGCCTTAAATATTGTGCTTAACTCACCCATCAGTCCTCCTCAATTCCAAAATAAATCTTCCAATCTCGCTCATTTTCTCTGATAGATTTTTTAGCGTCTTCCTCGGTTTCGTAGCGTACGAATTGACCACAATCTTGCCATGGAGATTCATAGCACTTTAATCTGTTGCTTAGGTGCTTATAGCCGACAAACCACCCACCATTTCCATTTTCAAAGTCTGGCTTAAAGGTCGAGGTTCGCTGTAGTCTGACTTTGGCTAGTTCACGTTCTTTGACTCTTTCGCATTCTTCTTCGGTGCGATAAACCATACCCAGAGCTAGACGCATAATGTCTATAGAATCACCATCCCAAACATCTGGCTGTGTTTCTCCGTAAGAGTTCATCCAAAAATATTCATCGTCCTTTTTAGGCGTCCAGTGAATACTGTCTACTGGTTCTTTGATTTCCTCAAACCATTCATCAAAATTGTCTATGTCTTGAATTGTGAATTGAGGGTCTTGTGGTGTGTCTTCGCCTGGTACAGCCACAGTTAGCTCTCTGGTTCCATCAGGCATATTAACGATTTCTTCGAAAATAGTGCCAGCTTTAATTGTAGGCGTGTCTTTTAGAAGTTTATATTTCATGCCTTTATTTCCTTCCCATCCTTAAAACATTTTTGATAGCCTAGCTTGCCGCCAACGGATTCACAACGAGCTTTAGCGTCCATGGTTTGCTTTTCCTCGATAGAACTAATAACGGTTAGAAAAATTACTAATGACATACCAACTATAGTTAGTATCATTAAGAACATTTCATACGACCAATATATCTTTGACTTCATTTCTTTATTTCTCCTTAATTTTTGGTCGTTCGCCTTCGATTCGACTGTCTAGTATTTGATTGATTCGATGAATTATAAACTCCCGTTCGTTTAATCCTCTTAGTGCGTCATCCTTCATTTCTAACAAGTCGATAGTACTCATCTCATCCAGTGATTGATAATCATCTTCATAATAAGGCTTTACTTCTTTTTCCATTTTCTGACCTCCTCTTTAGTTTCTTTAGTCCATCGCCTGTCCCCCTCTACAATTCGCTTCATCCATTCTTTGTCTTGTTTAGCTATGTTGTACTCTGAGATAGCCGCGAAAATTAGCAAGAACATGACGATTATTATCCAAATTAAAATAAACATTTATTCTCCTTTGCTTTTGATGTCTTTAATTAAGATCTCTAGCTCTCCGTCTGTCCATTTGTAGGGCTTTTTCATGCTTTCCAACAGGTCAACGATATCTTCACCGTAAGTTTTCAACATGAATCTTGTGTAGCCAATCATGTTTCCTTCATCAAATCGATTACATGATCTACATTGTGCGTGTACATTTCGTTCATCGTATCTTAGAGCCATCCACCTTCTATTTATGAAGTGTCCAGCGTCAGCCTGTTCAAATGGCTTTCTCTGACCACATGAACAACAAACAAAGAATCCATCTTCAGAATCTCTCAACCGTATATATTTTGAGAAGACCCTATCAGCTTTTTGAATTAGTTTTCGACTTGCCATCTATCCTCGCATTCTCCAGACTCTGACAAATCTACCATTCATCAATGGTCGTTCACTTTTTCTCCAACCGACAGGTACAAAATCATCACATCTGAATATGCTACCAGTTGTGTTTCTGTGTAAATAAGGTGGTCTAGGACATTCTTTGAGCACGTCTTCAATTGTGATCAGAGATTTATTCTCTAATAGTTTTCTCGCTGTTACACGAGCGTTTTCTATCCAAGCTTCACGCTCTTTTTTGAATAAATCTTTCATCACATTACCCTCTCGACAATGAAATTATCTATCATTGTTATTTTGTGAATCGTTCCACCGTATTTTTTCTGAAATTGTCGTGCGTCTTTTCGCTTTCTAAAGTTTCGATTTGAATCGTCGCTTTTTACTAGATACAATTTCTGTAAACCCATCATCTTCCCCCTTTTCAAGTCTGCGTGAGACTACTAAGTCATTATCGATAAATGACCATTTATACTTCCTCATAAAACTGAGGTCTGGGTCTACAATTCGAATCGTAAACCCGTTGTCAGTTTCGAGCAGATAAACTCGCTTTCGTCTTGTCATTCGACCTCCTAAAAAGAGATTTCGTTCAGATCTACTGGCGTGCTGAGGTCTTCGCTTGGTTTCGCTACTTGAGCCTTGCCGTCGCTCAAAAATTGAACCTGCTCGACAATCACCTCAGTCGCTTTACGTTTATCACCGTCTTTTTCCCACATTCTAGTCTGCAAGCGACCAGTTACACCAATCTGTTTACCTTTTGGTGCATATTGAGCCAATAACTCAGCTGTTTTATTCCAGGCTGTCATGTTGATAAAACTTGATTCAGAGTTTTTATCACCGACTGCTAGAGTAAATGAAGCTACAGACTTGTTAGTGTTAGTTTTTCTAACTTCTATGTCCTGAGTTACTCGACCAATTAAAGTTACGCTATTTATCATATTCCTCCTTAGAACATTAATTTTTGGACTTCTTTTTCTACTAGCTCAAGAGTAGCGTTTTCTACTCGCTTTACTATTTCGATCTCTTCTTTGTAGTCTTCTCGATTTAATTCAAAAATCTGTAATCCTAGTTCTGGATTTGAGAACACGTCTGAGTAGATACAGAAGTAAAGCTTCTTCAATTTTTCATTAACTACAAAGTACTGAAGAATCTGCGGCTTATACTCAGAAGGCGGATGCTTTTCATAGTAAGCTTTGACTACTTTCCAGCTATCCAGACATTTGATTTCAACAGCTTCTGTTTCGTCTTCAAACTCGCCGTCTGGTGAGCAAATCATATATTCGTTTACGTCAGATTGCCAAACTCGACCAGGAATAATTTGTTTACCAAGTTTTTCACTGATTAAATCTCTAGCTTCCTCTTCTAGGATTTGACCTCTCAGCATAGCCGAATAAGTAGCACCTTCTGGTAAAGTGTAGTCATTCGGATTGATTGGCTTAGCTATTCGTTGAGCGATTAGCTTATAGATTGAATCGTTTATTTGAACATTCGCATAGAGTTCATTCAATTCATCTTCTGTAAGCATTGCTCGGATATTATCCATTGTCAGATTTTTCGGAAACTCATGGCCTTTACTTTCAGCGAACTCGACCAGCTCGGCTTTTGGTATATACCGAACCGATGAATAATCTTTAGCTGATGAGCCAGATATCCTGCCTTCGTGAAAATCGAGCCATTCTTGACTTCGTTGTTCAATGTCTAGGATTTTCATTTACTATCTCCTAATTTTACTTTCATTTCGTCTTTAACGCCGACAAGTTCGCGTGATAGCTTTGGGTTGGTTTTGACAATCTCTGTATACTTTTCTTTTAATTCGTCTAAAGTCTTACAGGCTCGCAATTCCTCTTCGGCTTTCTTAGTGTCTTGGAACGTCTCAAACTCTTCCATCTCTTCGGTGCTTGCGATTTCTCCGTTATTCAAATAACCAAGTAAACTCAATGCTCGACCGACTGAGATAGTTTCCAGTTTTTCGAATGCTTTGTCTTTTTTCATCTGATTAACTGAATAAGCCGCTGTTCCAGTAGCGTCCGCAGAGTATTCGTCTCGCTTATCTTTTAAGATGTAGGTTGTGAATACTGCGCCGCCGTTTGGTGTAAATTCATAAGTAGTTTTAATTGACGACCGCGGATTGTCTTGTCTAAACTCTTTTAATCGATCGGCGACTTTCGCGTAATCGCCACCAGAAACCTTTGAAGTCTTCACTTGCTTCATAGTTCCTCCTTATAAAAATCTTAAATATCTTCCGTTTGTGTAAACTGACCACGCTTTGTAGCCTTGTGATTTCCACACGTGATAAGCACAGTCAATGTTTACTTCTGGGTTGTGCGAATCGCAGGCTTCTCGTCCAGGCAAAATCCTTACCTGAAACAGAGAAACTGAATAACCATATGTTCTTCCGTTTTGTGTAAATGTCAGGCTTGTATCGCCTGTTGAGTTTTCATTACACGAACTCTCAGCTTGCATAATGGCTTTCATAATTCGCACGTCCCAATTGTATTTTTCAAGTAAAGGTTGAAACCTGTCGCAGCCGCCTACACGCCCTGCCTCCACAGCAGGTTTTTGAGGTGCAGGCGAGGCTTCAACCCTTGCGGCAGTTTGTGGTGGCGACGGTTGCCGCTTCTCCGTCGCTACTGTTTTGACACTTCAACTTTCACGTTCTTAACGATTGTTGCAGCTTCAGTTTTGACTTGTTCAGTCTGATGTTTCTGATATTGCATACCGCCGATAAATGCGACGATTGCTGTAATTAAAATCGTGATGATGATAGTTTTTATAGTTTCAATATTAAGTTTTTTCATTTTCTTCTCCTTGTTTTGTTTTTTATTTTCTTTATTTTCTTTTAGGCTAGACATTGTATTAACTCCTCTCTAGCGCAGATGTTTACAACTTCGTCCTCAATTCCATCACAGTCTGGGTTCGGACAATAAAACTCAGGTTCGCCCTGACAGCCACACCATTCCGCTTCTTTACCTGAGCAGCAAGGTTGAATTACTTCTAGGTTATCGTGGTTGCAATACCACTCGTTATCAAAGAAATCAAAGCGATAACTCGCTCTAATTTGCTTTACTTCAATTTTCATATTTACTCTCAATCTGCCATTTGGTATAATGGCTTTGTAGCCGCTCTTTTGAGCGGTTTTTGCTTTATACTGCCCACTTTTCAGCGCAGGTGTGGGAGACCTGTAGTGAGCAGCGCTGAGCGTTCGAAAATAAACAAGAACTACAAAGTTGTAATAAAACTTAACCCATCGAACGCCAGCTGAATTAAAAATGTGCTAGCGGCTATACAAACCGCTCGACGCTACCCACTAATTCCAAATTGTTAAAATACTAACTTCTACACGTGTTACGCCTGAACCTTGAGCAATCTGTCACGCTTGTATAATTTTCGTCGTACGCTCTTTTACGGTGTCGCTTACGTAATCGTAATAGTACAGTTTGTTAATTCTGCACGAGATTATCAGACAGCCGATTGATAACCTCGTGGAAATTAAAAAACACCACTTTCGTGATGTAGATAAAAAAAGAACCGCCATAAAGGCGGTGGTTTACAAAACCGTTGCTCTAGCCAACTGAGCTAAAGCGGCAACTGAACTTATTTTATCAATTTTTTCTCTCTGTGACAAGAGT